AAGTTGGGATGATCAGGGTAATTCACAATTACTTCGCCCTCAGGACATTTGTATTTGATATGAGCCAGTAAAGTAGCCGGTCCTGGTGCAACCTTAGCAGGATCAGCAATTGTAATACGATACCCAAACTTATCAACTTTTTGAGAAGCAGGGCCAGAAAACACACTAATAGAACTTTTGGCATCATGCACCTGAAACTGTGAATCTTTTACTTCCAATTTGAATTCTTTTACTTCACAATCATCTCGGTGTTTTTCTCTTGCAACCACCACTGCAAATTCACCGTTTGCTGGTCCTGACTGAATTTTAAAATACTCTCCGTGCCAGGTCAATATAGGTTGTGTTGGTTTTAATTTATCCCAAAGTGTATAACTGCCACCCGCTAATGCTAAACTAGCTGTGATAGCCCCTATACCTTTGGTGATTGTTTCTAAAGATAGTTCCATAGTGTTTACTTTATTTTTTAGCAATCATTGCTTGTATTTTTTCTTGCATCATTTTAGCCCAGAATGGTTGAGGAAAATTCCAACCAAAAAATGCTCCTACCGCTACCCAAAGTAAAATATCTAACATACCGTTCTCCTTTAACTATTTATTATCCGGGTAAAATTTTTATAAAACTTTACCTATTAATCCATTGACTATTTTATTTGATATATCATCGGGTAAGACTCTTAAAAAGTCTACAAAGTATAATGCCCCCAATCCGTAAACAAATATTTTTAAACTTATATCAAATGCTTTTTGATATTCGTTCATCGGCCGCACCTAGCACTTGTCTGACACCATTGTATCAGTTCATAACTACCAATGGCAAATATGAATACGATAAATGAAACTGCACCTATGATTATTGCCCATTCATTTAATTCTTCTTCTTTTTGTTTACGCTTACGTTCTTGGTCGTTATACATTCTTAAGTCATTAGCATCGTCTGAATCCATTTGTGCTTGACGTGCCTTAATTTTATTCCATACGTCAATCTTGCCAGTTGTCATAAACAGCATTTTGAGTTCTTCTTCAAAGGCTCTTGCTTGCTCTAATGCCATTTCGATCTGAAGTGCGGTTCCCATGTTGGAACCTTTCTTAGACTTTTTGGCTTCTACCAATGCCTTAGTTGCCGTACTCTTAGCATCAAACAGCTTGCCGATCATAGGGGCAAGAGAACCTAGGTCATTTGCGACCTTGGCTGCTTTTTTTACCATTGAAATAGCAGACGTAATGCCCGCTAGTGCTGTGATAGGATCTATCATTTTTTGTTACCTTTTTTTTCTTTTTCTTCTTTTCTCCACTCTAAACAAATCACTTTTCTATTATAAACATCTCCGCTCCATGTCCATCTTATACATTCTGGTTTTTGAATGTACATATACATGACAAAGACGACCTCTAACATTTTTAACCTTTTTGTTGTTTTTCTATTGATTTATCCCCTGATACATATTATAATTGACTTTATTATTTATGTCCTTAGGAATGTCTCATGAAATTTTATACTAGTGTTAACCAATACGGAAACAATGTTCTTGTGCGTGGGGTAAACAATGGGCATAAAGTACAAGATAGAGTGCCATTTAAACCATCATTGTTCGCAAAATCGAACAATGATTCTAAGTATAAGTCGCTTTTTGGTGAGCCTCTGGGTGAGATTAAATTCGAAAGTATTAATGAGGCCAAAGATTACGTGTCTAGATATAAAGATGTTGAGAACTTTCCTATTTTCGGCAACACAAACTACGCATATCAATACATATCTTCAGCTTTTAAAGATGATGTGGAATTTGATATTACTCAAATCAATATTTGGACAATTGACATTGAGACCACTGCTGATCTAGGTTTTCCTGATGTTACAAACCCGCAAGAAAAGATACTGTTAATCTCTATTCAAGATTATCAAACAAAGCGAGTGACTACTTTCGGTGTAAATCCTTGCGAAAAAGTAAACGACCGACATACGTACATTCATTGCGATGACGAAGTTGATCTATTAAAACAATTTGTAGAATATATCAATGAGGATCATCCCCACATTATTACGGGGTGGAATGTGGAATTTTTCGATATTCCATATCTGTGTAATCGAATCTACAAGATGTTGGGCGAGGATTATTTGAAACGAATTTCTCCCTGGAAAGTAGTTAACGAAAAACGAATCACCAGAATGAAAAAAGAAAGCGTTGCTTTTGAAATTTTAGGCATTGCTGTTCTTGACTATTTGGATTTATATAAAAAGTTTACTTATACAGCGCAAGAAACATACAAATTAGATCACATTGCCAAAGTAGAATTGGGTAAAGAGAAGTTATCATATGATGAGTTTGATTCTTTTACTGCATTCTACAAAGGCAATTGGCAAAAGTTTGTAGAGTATAACGTCATTGACTGTGAACTTGTAGATCGTCTTGAAGATAAGATGCGTCTTATTGAATTGATTATGACAATGGCGTATGATGCTAAATGTAATTATGTAGACATTTTCTCTGCAGTAAGAACTTGGGATTGTATTCTTTATAATCAATTGCTCAAGAAAAACATCATTGTGCATCAGCGTGAACATAAAACGGGTAGAAATATTGCAGGCGCCTATGTGCAAGAACCAAAACCAGGCAAATATAATTGGGTAGTATCATTTGATGCAACAAGTTTGTATCCTAGTATTATTATGCAATATAATATGTCACCAGAAACTCTTGTTAAAGATTCCAAATACTTTGACGTACAAATGAAAGATCTTCTTGCAGGCAAAGAGGATACATCTGATCTAACAAATAAAGATTATTGTATGGCAGCAAATGGTAGGTGTTTTACCAGAACAAAGCAAGGGATATTCCCTGAGATTGTTCAGAAATTGTTTAACGATCGAACACAATATAAAAAATTGATGTTGGTTGCTCAATCCAAATATGAGGAAACGAAAGATCCTATTTGGCAAAAAGAAATTTCAAAGTATAATAATTTTCAGATGGCTCGAAAGATTCAGATGAATTCTTTGTTCGGGGCAATGGCAAATGAATTCTTTAGATTTTATGATGACAATATTGCTGAAGGTATTACACTAACAGGGCAATATATTATTCAGAAGGTCGGTGTTGCTTTAAATGCCTATTTGAATAAAGTATGTGGTACTACAGATTACAATTATTCTTTCTATTCAGATACAGACTCTTGTTATGTTACCTTTGCTCCTTTGGTTGAGAAGTTTTACAAGAATCAATCTCCAGATAAAATTGTAGATATTTTGGATCAAGTATGCGAGGCAAAGATTCAAGAAGTATTAAACAAAGTTTGTAATGAGATGGCAGACTATACGAATGCATTTGATAAAAAGATTTACTTCAAGCGAGAAGCGATCGCAGAAACAGGAGTGTGGGTTGCTAAGAAACGTTATGCTCTGAATGTGTATAACAATGAGGGCGTAAAATACGCCGAACCAAAGTTAAAGGTTATGGGTTTGGAGATTGTTAGGTCATCTACACCTGAACCTATTAGAGAAGGTTTGCGAAAGGCAGTTAAACTTGCACTGACATCTACAGAAGATAATATTCAAGAATATATTAGGAACTTTCAGACAGAATATAGAAAGATGAAACCCGAGGATATCTCATTCCCTAGAGGGGTCAACGGATTAGATAAATATACAGACAAGGCAAATATATATAAACAAGCAACCCCTATGCACGTAAGGGGAGCCCTTCTCTATAATTTTTATTTAGACAAATATGATTTGAGTAAAAAATATGAGAGAATTAAAGAAGGCGACAAAATTAAATTCATTTATTTAAAAGAACCAAATACTATCGGCGAAAACTGTATAGCTTTCACTAGTGTTATCCCTGTGGAATTTGATTTATTAAAATATGCTGATTATGAAACAATGTTTGAGAAATCATTCTTGGAACCCATGAACACAATTTTAAATGGTATTGGTTGGTCGTCAAAACCGCAAGCAACTTTAGAAGGATTATTCGGATGAAAAAATTATTACTAACACTCACATTTATATTTTGTGCATCTTTAGCTTATGCACAAAAAACACCACAAGGCGTTACATATGACGCAAATATTTTAAGAGTAACGGATGGCGATACAGTTGTTATCGCCGCACCCTTTCTACCTAAACCACTTAAACCCGAACTTGCGGTACGAGTCTACGGCGTCGATACTCCGGAAAAAGGATTTAGAGGTCAATGCGACAGCGAAAAACAACGAGGTGAAGCCGCTTCCGTTTTCACTAAAGGTCTCATTAGCGCCAGCCAGCAAAGACAAGTCATTCTATATGGTTGGGATAAATTCGGCGGTCGTGTATTGGGCGATCTCATTTTAAACGGTGTAAGTTTAAGAAGCGAATTAATTAAAAATGGTTTTGCTCGTGAATATTATGGCGATGCAAAACAAAGTTGGTGCAAATAACTATTGACTTTTTGTTATGTTTATATTATAATAATTAAATTACTTAAGGAGATACAATGTCTTTACTTGACAAATTGAAAAAGAATTCTACAATCAAAGAAACGGAAGTTCTTAATAAATCAAAGTTCTTTAATAAAAAGGACATGATTCAGACAACCGTTCCGATGATTAATGTTGCCCTTTCGGGTAGTTTAGAAGGTGGTTTGACACCTGGGCTTACTGTCTTTGCCGGCCCGTCTAAACATTTTAAAACAGCGTTCTCGTTGTTATTGGCGAAGTCTTATCTGGACAAATATGAAGATGCTATTGTTTTATTCTATGACTCTGAGTTTGGTAGTCCTCAGTCTTATTTTGATTCTTTCGGGATCGATACCAATCGAGTACTCCATACTCCCATCACGGACATAGAGCAATTAAAATTTGATGCTATGTCTCAGATCAATAACATTGAGCGCGGTGACCATGTTATTATCATTATTGACTCTGTAGGTAATTTAGCTTCTAAGAAAGAAGTTGACGATGCACTTGAAGGCAAGTCTGTTGCAGATATGACTCGTGCTAAACAGATGAAATCTTTGTTTAGAATGGTAACGCCTCACTTAACAATCAAAGACATTCCGATGATTGTTGTTAATCATACCTATTCTGAAATGGGATTGTTCCCTAAACAGATTGTGTCTGGCGGCACAGGCATTTATTATTCTGCAGACAATATCTTTATTATTGGTCGTCAACAAGAAAAAGACGGTACAGATATCATTGGCTATAACTTTATCATTAATGTTGAGAAGTCTAGATTTGTTCGTGAGAAGTCTAAGATCCCTGTTGAAGTAACATTTGAAGGTGGTATTAGTACTTGGTCTGGTCTATTAGATGTTGCACTTGAAGGTGGATTTGTTGTTAAGCCATCTAATGGTTGGTACTCTAAAAAGGGTCAAGAACAAAAAGTTCGTTTGAAAGACACATACACTAAAGACTTTTGGTTGCCTATAATAACTTCTAAAGAGTTTAAAGAGTTTATTGAAGGCCGCTATAAGATGGCAAGCAATGATATGATGATAAACGATATGGACCAAGTTTCAATTGCGGAGGAGTTTGAGAATGCTAGTGAAGTATGAGCCCTGGGTAATTAACGATAAAGATAACGCTCTTTGGGGCGTAAAAATTCTTGAAGGTGAGTTCGTAGGAACAGCAATCGCAATTAGTTTTGGACTACACTGTGTTTCAAGCACCCGAAGGTAAAAAGGCCGAAGATATCGAAGGCCCCGAATTCGATAAGACATTGAATTTGGTTATAATGGATATTATAGAGAAAGCACTTAATGACTTCGAAAATCGAAAACGTAATTCTACAGAATCTAGCGAATGACGATGTATTCATGAGAAAAGTAATCCCGTTCTTAAAGCGGGATTATTTTTTAGACAACACAGATAAAATTCTGTATGATAAAATTAAAAGCTTTATTGACGAATACAATTCTATTCCGAGTAAAGATGCACTGACGATTGCAGCACAAAACGACAAATCCTTGAGCGAGGATCAATACAAAGAAGTTGTAGAAGCAATTCACAACTTAGATCCTACGGAACACAATAAAGATTGGCTGTATAAAGAAACTGAAAAGTTCTGTAAAGACAAAGCAATTTACAATGCGATTCTTTCATCGATTGCTATCATTGATGGTAGAGACAAGGGAAAGTCTGAAGACGGTATTCCGCAATTATTGCAGGATGCACTAGGAGTGTGTTTTGACAACAATGTTGGTCATGATTACATTGATAGTGCAGATAAGCGATACGAATACTATCACAGGGTAGAAACAAGAGTTCCTTTTGACTTGGATTATTTTAACAAGATTACAAATGGCGGTATGCCTAATAAGACATTGAATGTTTGTCTTGCAGGTACAGGTGTTGGTAAGTCTTTGTTTATGTGTCACGTTGCGGCATCTGTTTTGGCACAGAAGATGGCTGAAGAAAGAATTGCAGAACGTATTGATGCCAATTTGATGAACATCACTATGGATCAGCTTAAAGATTTGCCCAAAGCAATTTTTGATAGCAGGATTGAAAAGATCAGGGGTAAGACTGAAGGCACTTTAATTATTAAAGAGTATCCTACAACTGGTGCACACACTGGGCACTTTAAGGCATTGTTAAATGAACTACAACTTAAGAAACAATTTAAGCCAGATATCATTATTATTGATTACTTAAACATTTGTGCAAGTTCTAGATTCAAAGCAGGATCAAATATTAATTCTTATACGTTAATTAAATCTATTGCTGAAGAACTTCGTGGGTTGGCGGTTGAAGAAAATGTTCCTATTCTGTCAGCAACACAGACAACTCGTAGTGGTTATGGAAACACAGATGTTGAACTAACAGATACCTCTGAGTCGTTTGGTTTGCCTGCAACTGTTGACTTTATGTTTGCTTTGATTTCAACTGAAGAACTAGAGCAAATGAATCAGATCATGGTTAAGCAATTGAAGAATAGATATAATGATCCCACATTGTATAAGCGATTCGTTATTGGTGTAGATAGAGCAAAGATGAAGTTATATGATTTGGAACAAACTGCTCAGAAAAATATCATGGATTCGGGAATGAAAGAAGAACAACCAAAGTGGGCGTCGTCGAACACACCCAGGAAATCATTTGAAAAAGCAACAAGAGATTTTTCTAAAATAAGGGTATAAAAATGCAAAAACTATCAGGCACTCTTTTATCATCTACAAGATTAAAAAATAAACCATTGCCAGAAATTGTAGAAATTGATTCTCCCGTACCTATGAATATTCTTGATATGTTTCCAAAAGCACAAAAAACTACTAGAGTAGAAGGTGGTATGCGGGATGCGACCATTGCAGAAATTAAAAAACAAGCATTTTTGAAATCAATATTAGAAACAAAGTAACATAAATAATATTGTAAATTATCAGGAAGGTAATGATATGATAGTTAGTGTAAGAGGAGCTAAAGATATTCAACTAACAAAGATGCTAAAGTTAGCAGCAAATTCCTATGCTGATAAATTACTGTCACCACAATTGTCTAAAAATATAACTGTAAAAGTTAGAATAAGAGAAAGAGGAAAAATCAACGCCGGTGGATTCTGCGAGATGGATGAAGATACGTTAGTATCTCCTAGATGTTTTAATATAGACATTGGCAGAACAAAAAAGAAAATACATATGTTCACTGTTCTTGCTCACGAAATGGTTCATTTAAAACAATGGGCAACGGGCGAGATGAAGGATAGATATTTAAGGCGAAACTATGTAACTATTTGGAGAGGGGAAACATACCAAGAAGATCATTCTTACTGGGACCAGCCTTGGGAAATTGAGGCATATGGTTTAGAGAATAGTCTAGTTGCAAAATTTTTAATAGAACACGATCAGTTTAAAAATCTTAGACAGAAACAACAAGATTGGTTCGTGTATGAAACAGACGATGAATTGGATGAGTGAGAGACTTAATCATGTAATTCAATCTTAATTATAAGGAGTAGTAATGGAACAAGTTACCTTTACTTTATATGATATTATTCAAATTGTTTTAATGTTACTTGCCTGCTTTGCGTGTAAAGCATATGGATATCAAAAAGGAATATCTGATACAGTTGGCTTTTTTGAGGATAATGGAATAATAGAAATAACCGACGATGCAGAAGTTCGAAAATCAAAAGATAAATAATAATTATTAATCTGTTAATACCCCATAATCTGGGGTATTATTTTGGCTGAAAAGATTAAAAAAAGCTTGACAACTGATCCAAAAGGCATTATAATAAAGAAACAATGAGGAAATCGATATGAATTTTTCAATAGGGTCATCTGTAGCAATTACTACAAAATGGCGATCTAACATACTTGGACAAGAGTTCGACATCAATACCTTTGAGGGTAAA